GAGCAATCGTATTGTTGATGTTCTTTGGTAGTCCATTGGAACTTAAAGAATACACCGTAAGAGAAGGTTTGAGTGAGTGTTTAAAAGCAAAACGCACAATTGAACGTAACGTGAAATCACCTACACAAAAAGAGTACTCTGGAACAATGAGACTTGCGTGTAAGAAGTTAGACGTTGAGGTGAATGAACGCAACAGTATAATTAAATTTATAGATGTTGAACCATCTGAACTAAAACCATTCTAGTACTCTTATAAATAGTGCTGTGAGTTGAGATTTACATTATTGTCTTTATCATTTGTCACCCAACTAGAGGTATTACAAACGAATGGTAGATCCAGTAACAGCGCTTGCTACAGCAACAAGTGCATTTAATTTAATTAAAAAAGGTTTTAGTGTTGGCCGAGATGTTGAATCTATGGGGCAAGACCTTGGGCGCTGGATGGGCGCCATGTCTGACCTCAAGAAAGCAGATGAGTACGCTCAGAAACCACCCCTCTTCAAAAAGATATTTGCCGCTGGTTCAGTGGAAGAAGAAGCTATGGCTGCTTTCATGGCAAAGAAAAAGGCAGAAGATATGCGTGATGAACTTAGACAGATCATCACATATAGCAGAGGCCCATCTGCATGGCAAGAGCTCATTAAGATGGAAGGTGATATCCGAAAAAAGAGACAACAAGCAATCTATGATCAGAAAGAAAGACAAAAGTTATTCTTTGAAATTGCTGCTGTAATTACACTAGTTGTTCTTATTGCAGGACTTGGGGTTGGATTGCTTTGGATGATTTTAGAAAGTAGATAAATGATTTGGTTTTTGGTTTTTACTATTGCTTCTTTACTGGTGATATTGGGTGTTGTCATATGGATTGACGAACAGTCACATAAAATTCCTCATATACCAGAAACAGACATTGAACGAAAAGTTAAAGACATAAAAGTTCGTATCGCACAAGCCGAGTGGGAACGAAAAAGGAGAAGTGGAACTGTCGGATGATGGTTCACGCTTTTATGTTGGTAGTTGTTCTAGGAACAGGTGAAGAAAGAAAAGTCCAACCAAATCCTATGTACTTCAGAAGTATTGATGTGTGTCAGTACTATGCATCTCGTATACCAAGACAATACGGAAATTTCAAATATAAGAGTTTTGTAGACCCTAAAGATAGGGTTACTTCATATTGCAAACCTGTCTATGTAGATAGTTCAAGAACAATGCTATACGATCATTAGAACGTATTTGCTGCGATTGCTCTCAGTGTTGGGTCATTATCCCCAACTTGCATTGGAATAAGTCCACCTCGGCCTCCACCACCACTACTTACATTGTTAGTTGTTGACGGAGCATTGATAACAATCGGTGCTGGTGTTCTTGTCTCTTCTCTTTGTATAGAACCAGATGCAACTGCACCAGTTCTCAACGCAGCCATAGTATTGTTTGGGATGATGTATCCTGACCCTCTAGGTAAGAACAATTCTGGGCCTGCTTCACCGACAACGTAATCTTCACCTCTTTCAACTGGGCCACCCATCTCTCTTGCTTCGACACCAAATAGGTTTTTCAATGAGTCTTTGAGTTTGTCACCAAATCCAAATTCTTTACCGAAGATGGAGAAGTTTAATTTATCAAATGCCTCAGACTCTTCTAGTCTCTTTGAGAAGTTTGCAAATGGATTTAAGTCTGAAAAATCAGGGAATGAAATTTCTGGGATAGAAAGACTATCCCAAATACCAGAGAATCTTTCTTTTAAATCTGGTAGTGTCGGTAATGTTATTTCTGGAAGTTCGATAGCTTTAAGATTATCAAACAGTCCAGATGCTTTATCTTTCAAGTCACCAAAAGATGGAATTGTAAACTCTGGTAGTTCGATGTTTAAAAGACTATCGAACAGTGAGTTACCTTTTGCTTTTAGATCTTCAAATGATGGTACTGAGAATGAAGGAAGTTCGATACCAGTAAAATCTTCAAACTTATTTTTGATAGCACTAGCTCGTTCTTTGATATTCGTACCTAAATTTGCAAGACCTTCTTTAGTCTGTTGAAAGTCTGGTAGTGTAATACCAGTAAGTTCAGATATCTTAGAAGTTGCAGCGTTGAACGCACCCTCTGGATCTGTTACGACTTTATTGATACCAGACTTGACAGATTCAAATCCATTGGTAAATGCTGTTTTTGCACTATCGAATGCTTCTGTTGTTTTAGTAGCAAGTGTTGAAGCACCGTTAGAGATTGCAGTTTTTGTTGTATCCCATGCTTCTGTGATACCAGTACTAATTGTTGTGATACCATCAGAGATTGTCTTTTGTTCTACAAGTCCAAATGTTAGTCCAGATAGAAGTCCAGCAACACTCTCTTTTACAATAGAACCAGCAGTTGCATTCTCATTCTTTGCCTCTTCTAATCCTGCTCTAACACCATCAAATATACCAAAAGCTGCGGTTGCAACAAGTCCAATTGGGCCTGCAAATCTCAACGCACCTTTTGCCACTGCTGCAGCACCTCTTGCAACACCACCTGCCGCACGAGCAGCGCCCGCTCCAGCACGAGCAACAGCGCCACCAGCACCCCTGGCGCCTCGACCAACTGCCTGGGCGCCTCTTCCCATTGTACCTGTTAGACTATTACCCAGAGAAGTAAAAGAATTTTTTAACTTACCAATACCACTTCTAAGTCCTTGGAGAAATTTATTACCTGTTAATCTTTTTCCTTGTGCATCTAAACCTGTTGCAATACTACCGCCTGCACTAAAGATAGATCTAAAACCAGTTATTGCGAGTCCAATACCTTTGGTAGCAAGTGACAGTGTTTTGAACGGATTGAGTAGAGCTATTAATGCACCAATTCCAAGTGCAATAGTACCAGTGTCACCAAAAAATGCAGATATGTTTTCCCAAGAAGGGTCTTCCAACATGGTTTTAAAACTTGTTGAGATATCTCCTATAGAAGTAAAGAATGGTGAAACATAATCCTCATAAAGTGTTTTAAGAGCAGGAATTACACTATCATTAATAGTTGTTTTGATATCTTCCCAATACTTACTGTTAAGAAGTGCTAAGACACCAGCAATAGCTGCACCAAAGGCAAACTTCTTCAACATACCGAAGATATCACCACCTATTTGTTTACCCTTGTCTTTAGCAAAGTTTGTAAAGGTACTACCAACACCCAAGATGCCATCTCTGGTTTTTAATACTGCATTGATGAGTCGATTAGAACGATTTTCTTCATTCTTTTGATCTTCTACCTCACTAGCATCAGTCATCTTTCCTTGATTTTCTAATCGAGTCTGATATGCTTTTTGTCCAGCTGCAACTCTACGAGCGTCTTTACCTTGTTTTTCTATTTCATCGCCCTGTTGCTCAACAATACCAGCGAGTTTATTCAACGCAACGGTTTGAGTTTTGAGTTCTGAAACAACCTTACTAAAGTCTGACATTTACTTAACCTTACTTCTTTTTATCTGAGTACGCATTTGCACCAAAATATGCTGCAACTAACGCTGAGATAGCAACAAAATATGTTGGTGCAATATCACCAATAATCTGTGCTGCTTTTTCTTGCCCCATAACAGATGTAATTAAAATCCCTGCTGGATACAACAACATACCCAACAAAGCAAACCATGTCATTTTTCGCATAGCGTCACGCCGAGCGTCTTGGTCTTCTAATTCTTTTCTTTTAAATTCCAAATTCATCTCCATCTCTTCTTGTGAAATGTGTCCATCACCATTGCTATCAACTTTTTCTATAACCTCTGGGTCTACGGTTACTGTCTTTTTCTCTGCCATAGTTTTCTCCTTAAACTATTTATTATCAGCCGCTCGCTGTCTTTCTCTTGTTCTTTCATCATCAAGAAACTGTAGGAGCATAGAGACATATATTTCCCTTTCCCACGGCATCATTTCTTCAAGTTCTGTTAAGGAGTACTTGTGGTGTTGCATCATCTGGAAGTTTAGTTGATAGTAGTTTTCCAGACTATTGTGGGAAAGGGCTACTAAAAAAAATCAGATAGACCTTGTAATACCACTTCACTTTCAACACCAGTTTTAGGGTTCTTAACCTTAACAGGGTATTTCACTTTAGGCATAGTATCAAAAAATTCACTCAGTTTTTCAAACTGATCGTGAGACATAGAATCAATAAACTCATCCAAGTCTTTTTCTTCCATATCATTTCTCACATATACATTATCTGCGTCATAGATTTGATGAACACAACTTTTAATAATTTCAAAAGTAGTAGCCGTTTCATCTTTCAAATCTAAGTTTAACATCATGTCTACTGTAGGATAATTCATAATGATACCAATACTGTCAGTCAATGGAATCTTTGTATCATGTCCTACTTCTTTTACACATGTAATATCTTCTAAAGGTACATCTACCTCTACTTCAGTTTCACCATCATCAGGGCATTTGACTTTTAGTTTTGCAACCTCACCAACTGATTTTGATCTCAGTTGTAAGAACACATACTCTAAATCAAACAGAGGCATACTCTTTGAGTTTACTGCCTCAAATGTACATGCAGATACAATATTTTGTACTGCTCTAATCATATCTGATTCTTTGCCCGTTTGTTGGGCAATCATCAGTGCTTTTTCCTCTTTTACAAGGAACGGACGGTATTCAACTTTTTGTCCAGTTGAAGGGAGCGTCAACTCATATTTGCTCGAAGCGAGCCTTGGTAATGCCATAATATTTCTCCTATTTGCATTATAAAATTAGTCTGTATAATTCACATCAGCATTTGGAAAGTTGCCACGTTGCGTTGCTGTTGTACCAGCATTTGCTGGATCGTAACTACTATCATCTGCCCAAGCATGTGGATTTCTAGTTGGTGCCTCAATTGGACTTGGTGTTGCCAATGGAGGCGTTGGTAATCCTATGTTTCTTGACATTCTCATTATTGCATCATCGTATGGAACTGGTGTCACTGGTACTTGCATCTGTCTAGGATATTTACCAGCAGTAGGATCGTAAAGTGTTACTATGTTACCTTTGCCATCCATAAACTCAACATCTTTAAATGCGAATGATACTTCTTGTCTTGCTAATTCACCATTACTTTGTGAGTAACTAATTGGCCCCAAAGTTTTTGGGAATGATTCATTCAACCTTACACCAGCAAGTCTATCTCCATTTTTACCAAGTTGATAAATGTGTATTGGTTGAATGTATGATTTATAGTATTCTAGATCATATGTATTAGGTTTAACAATATAATCCATCCATAGATGAACGTAATGTTTTTCAAAATGTTGTGCTGACAGATAGATAGTCATATTGACTTCTTCTGCATATGTTAACCCTTGTGCCATTTCATGTGATGGGCCATAGATATTATCATTTGATGTAGTTCTGATATTCTTGCCTGGCATTGTCACATCTTCTACTCTGAATGATACATGTCTATCTGAATTGCCCAGAAAAGGTGACTGTATTACCACCTCAAATCTGTTGAGTTGAGCTGCGCCACCATATTGTCCAAAACTCGCAATAAATTGATCTAGTGCTGCCATTACGTTCTCCTAGGCTGACCTATCATTCTTCTTGAATCAGCGTATACTTGTGTTTCTCTTGCTCTTACAAATCTTTGTACTGGTAACAAAACTGCAACCATCATTTCTTCTGCATCAATTCTACGAAATGGGCCTCTGACATGATCTGCAAGATATCTCTTTACTGTAGGTTTTACCATAGGATTTCTTTTGATACGATTCCATGTCAAACGAATTTTGGTTGTCTCATCCATCCTATCGTTTGTTGCATATTCCTGTATTACATTTAGGAGTTTTAGTCTCATGGGTATCGAAAGATAGTGAAAGTTTAATCCAAGGAAACCATCTCTATATTCTTCAATCGGTAACACTAGTGGAAATCTATCATAGTAAGGTAGGACTGATACATTCGCTTTATTCTTTGGATCGTACATGAAAAAATTCATGTTACCATAGTTTGGACGACCAGTTATAAATCCTTCACGAACAAGTTGAGCTGGGGGAACTTCACCAAGTTCCCTGACTTTATCACGAAACCAGCGAACACTACGTTCCTTACCACCTGTCTTTTCTAGTATGCCTTCAATTATCTGTGCCATACATGTATTTATAAAGATTATCCAAGATGGTCTTCAGTCAATATCTTAAAATCCATCTGTCTATCATTGCACCATTCTATCGCTGCTTCCCATTTTGCCTTGTTTACACCCCATGTACGAACCTCTTGAACAAATCGTGGTGTTTTGCGTTTAGGTGTTTTTGGTGGGCCGCACTGTGCTTTAGGTTTTACCTCTATCAACATCTTTTTGATAGAACCATCCTTTTGTCTAACCTTTACATAAAAATCTGGGAAATATCGGTGCCGTCTACCGTCTAGGGGGGATATATAAGGTATAATGATTTCTTCACTACCCCATTCTAGGATAGCATCATTTCTGTCACAATAAACCATAAACTTACGTTCCCACAAACTACGATAAATAATTTTATCAGGATCGCCCTTATATTTTCTTGGTTTAGATGGAATATATCTGCCTCTGTATGCCATGTCTATATAAATACTTTCACAATGTATAGGACTATTTAGATATGGCAGTATTAGAAAATTTAGGAACAGGAATAGGTCAGAAGAGAGTTCTCTCGTACCCATCAAACCTTTCATCTAAACAAGCAAATTACTATGTGCAATTTGATATCAATGTTCAAGACAAAGCAAGAATAGATTTTGGTTCAACTGCATATGCTACAGATGCTATAGGTAATCCATCAGAATTTAGTACCATCTCTGTACCCAGAGCTCCAACTAAAAGATTAGGCACATCAATATTTTTGTACATGCCATCACAAATTGAACTTAGTCATAAATCATCATACGGTGAAGCAGAGATTGGACTTCTTACTGCAGCAGCTCTTGGTGGTGCGAAAGCAATTTCTGGACAAGGAATAGATGTTAAGAAATTGTTAGATAATATGGGAGAAGAAGCGAAGAGAGCGTTAACTGGTGCTCTTGAAGCAACTATTGCTCCAGGCGCTCGAGCTGCACAAGAAATTATTGATGGTAAAGTCACAAACAACAGAACAGAGATGAAGTTTGAAGGTATTGATAGACGTACCTTTGCATACACATTTAGAATGTTACCAAAATCAGCTGAGGAAGCAAGAGCTGTAGAAGAGATTGTTAGTCTATTCAGATACCATTCAATGCCTGAATTTGAGGGAAGTAGTGGTGCTGGTAGAACAATGATTGTTCCATCTACATTTAATATTACATATCATCCAAATATTCATTTGCATAGAATTGGTGAATGTGCATTAGAGGGTGTAGATGTTAAGTTTGGTGGTGAACGCCCACAGTTCTTTAAAGACCACCAACCAGTAGAAACTGAACTAACTCTAACCTTTAAAGAACTTGATCTTGTAACAAAAGAAAAAGTTGCGATAGGATACTAACATGTCATATTTTAAACAATTCCCAAAAGTTACAGTTGATATGCATGAAGGTGCCAATCAAGTATTACTTACAGACATTACCAGAAGAGTAAGATTTTACGATTTAGCAAAACAAAACAATGTCACATATGATTTCTACGATGTAAAATCTGGAGAAACACCAGAATATATTGCAAATGTATTTTATGGTGATCCATTATTACATTGGATTGTTCTGTTATCTAATGATATCGAAAACATATACACAGACTGGCCAATGTCAGTACAACAGTTTGAAAATTATGTACATGACAAATACGATAATGTTAATGATGTTCATCATTATGAAGTAAAACAAACTTCTGGTGATACAACAAAGGTTATCGAAATCCCAAATGATCCAGCGAATACTATACCAGCTGATGCAGTGACAGTAACGAACTATGAGTATGAAGAAAAGTTAGAAGATGCCAAAAGAAGAATTAGACTTCTCAAACCAGAATTTGTAAGACAGGTAAAACAGGAATTGAAATCTAGATTGCGTGGTAATTAGTAATGGCAAATATACAATATGCTGGTGAATATCTTATTGAAGAATGCAAACTACTTACTGTAGGTGGATTAGAACTAGACTTAATTGACCTTATAGCTTCAGTAGATATTTACGAAGATATTTTCCAAAATTCTATTTCTGGTGATATATCATTTGCTGATACAAATGATGTTATCGGTAATGCTCGTATATCTGGACAAGAGAAACTAAAACTAAAACTGTCTACACCAAATGCAGATGACACAGATGATAGAAACGTAGTTATCAACTTCACCGAACAACCTCTTTATATTTACAAAATCAATAGTAAAGTTAATGTAAACGATAAAACAGTTGCATTTAGTTTATCATTTACTACAGCTGAATTAGTGAGAAACAATAACATCAGAGTTGTTCAATCTTTTAGTGGTGAACCATCTGTTGATATCATTAAAAAGATTTTGCGTGATGATGAAATGTTAAACTCAAAGAAAGAGTTTTACTATGAAGAGACTTCAAACAAATTCAAGTTGATTGCACCCAATACAAGACCTTTTCAATTTATCAATGCGATTGCAAGACGTTGTACTTCAAAAGAGTATGACTATGCACCGACATTTCTATTCTATGAAACTGTAAAAGGTTATTTCTTTAGAACTCTAGACAGTATGATGGACAGAAAGAATCCACGATTAGTGTATCGTGAACTTACTGCAAATGAAGAAGAGATTAGAAACAGGCCAGACCTGTTACTTCAAAACATTCTAGACTACGATGTTGTTTCAACAACAAATACTCTTGCAAGTAGACGTTCTGGAATGTATGCATCTAAACTATATCTACTTGATCTTATGAACAAGGACTATAAAGAATACGACTATGATTATCTACAGGAGTTTGACAGAGATGTACATGTAGATGAATTCAACAGGTATGGTTCTGAAAAGGGCCCTGCTGTGTCAGAAATGATTGATGATTACAATAAAACAATTTCAGAATATCCAGATGCAACTGTATATCTACAAACAATAGATAGAGATGTACCAGAAGGATTATTCAATCCAGCATTTACTGAAACATACGATTACATGGGAACAGATAAATGGTTACAAAGAAGAAAGTCTCGTTTCGCTTCTTTGAACTCTGCTGTTTCACTAAGACTTAAAGTGTCTGGCAATACTACACTACAGGCTGGTGATCTTATCGGTGTTGTCATTAAAGATAAACTAAACGATGAAGATGACCAGACATTGACAGGCAAATACCTTGTATCTAAATTACACCACAGATTCACAAGAGGTGATGGATTATATAAACATGAGATTCTTATGGATTGTGTAAGAGATACAGTTCAAACCAAATATCCGTCCAAGGGTGTTGTACATATTGATGGGGGTAATTCACTTGATGAACTTATTCCTAGAGGTAGTTCCGACCCTGGCGAGGTAATGTTCTAAAGGAGGGCCAAAAAACAACTCATTTGTTATGATTTAACCATTAACTTAACGAGGCAAAATATGACTTCCAAACTCAAAAACCGATTACGCAAAATGAATTTTCAAAGAACACCAATTCGATCAGTAGAGGTTGCAAAAGATAAGGAGACTAAATACTATGAGGAAATGTACAAGAAACGAACTATGGAGTTGTTAGGACTACAACATGAAAACATTCAACGAATTACAGGAGGGAGTATACGATCCCAATATATTTAAAGCAATCTTCCTAGCTGGAGGGCCAGGCAGCGGTAAGTCCTATGTTGTTCGCAGAACAACTGGTGGATTAGGTATGAAGATTGTAAACTCTGACGATATCTATGAAAAGATGTTGAAAGATGCTGGATTGGAAGCTACCCCAGAAGATATTTTCTCTGACAAAGGACAAGAGATTCGTGTCAGAGCAAAAGCAACCACTAAGCGTATGCAAGGTAACTTCTTGGACGGGCGACTAGGACTTATCATTGACGGTACTGGTAAAGATTATGATAAAATTGCAAAACAAGTTCAAGGACTAAAATCACTTGGTTATGAGTGTTATATGATTTTTGTAAACACTTCATTGGATACTGCACAGGAACGTAATAAAATGCGTTCTCGTACATTACCAGAAAAACAAGTTGAGGTAATGTGGAAAGGTGTACAAAAGAACATTGGTAAATTCCAAAGTTTATTCGGTTCTAATGGTATGATTATTGTAGACAATAATGACGCTGGTGAAGATGTGTTTAACAAAGTTTGGAAACGATGCATGATGTTAGTTAAGAAAAAAGTAACGAATCACATTGCAAAATCGTGGATTTCAAAAGAACTTGCCAAGAAAAAAAGATAAAAAAATACAATAAACCCCCCAGATTTACTCTAAAGCCCTGTTTTTACAGGGCTTTTTTTTTAATTTTTTTTCTGAAAAACGCTTGACTTATGTTATCAAAGCAGGTAAGATCATTATGTAAGTTAGAGAAAGAGAGAGAATCACATGATACAGAAAGAGTTTACTTCTAGTGAGTTATTCAAGCTTCGGGAAATTGCTGAAGAAGAAGTAGAGTGGATGTTTAGTGACGCAGAAGAAATCGGTTCTTCTGATATGGCCATTTGTGCTCGACAGATTTTAGAGACTGCTAAACGTGAGGGTCTTGAACATGTTGATAGTTCATTTCAGCTCGCAACTATTCGTGGTATGATTAGTGAAGTACTTTGTGAAATGGAAGGAGTTTAATAATGGAAAAAGAAAAAAGAATACAACTCTTAAAAGAGTTATTGGCAAAACTAACAGATGCATATTATGATGCAGA